CCACTGCCGAGCGTTGCTGTGCCCCCGCCCGTTTGTGTGTAGTGTCCTGTGTCATTTGGCAGATCAAACGGCAACCAAGTATATTGCCATCCTGCATAATCCCAACTTTGCGGATATGATGACACCTGCGGCATTGTTACTGCGCTATAGCCTCCCAACATTGCCGCACAAATGGACGCCGTAAAAGTGGTAGTCGCTCCTTGGGCTTTAAAATTGTGAAATACAATTTGCCGTCCCGCTGCACTGCAACCGGCGTGCGCAGTTATCATGGTGTTGGCTGTGCCTATATCGTACCATTTGGCTGTTTGTCCTGCCGTACCACTGCCGACGCCTTGGCCGCCTGTAAAATACCAATTGACAGTATTGTCAGATAATCCCACAAACATTGTATTGTTTGTCAGATCCTGCAATGATACCCAAAAACGCCCGTCCTCGTCTGCCCAACACGACATTTGCCCGGTGGTGAAATGCTTATTGGTTAATCCGCCTGCAATCACAGGCCCGCCGATAATCTCCAATGTAGTTGCGTACGATCTGACAATATCAACCGATACAAACGCATGCGACAACTCCAATATTTTTGCCTCGTCTGTGGTATTAATCCACGTCAGATAAAACGTGTCATTTTTTACCAGCAAATCAAACGAGTAAAACCCGGCCCCGCCGTCAGTAAAGGCAACTTGCTCAAAACTTCCGCCGTTATCTGTGGAGGCATATTGTGCAATAATATCGCCATTTGCTGGCGTTGTGTTATGCGCTCGTAATCCACAGCAAAGCAAAACCTGCCCTTGGGCATAGGCGATGCGCAGACGTGCCAAATCATATCCACTATTACCCGCTCCAAACGTGCCGCCCACGTCTATGTAATCAGGCAAAGCCTCCGATGATACCAAATCCCAATTGGTGCCCTTGTTTTGCGATCTGTGGATATATACCTGCGCCCTGTTTGTGGTTGTCTCTGCCACAAAATGCGCCGCCAATATGTCGCCATTGGGCAAAACACACAAGCCACCATGCATTGGTTTGTTATTTGTTTGGCTGGTTAGATTGATACTGGTGTATGTGCCTGCGTTGCTACGTTTGTATATCTTTGTGCGATAATTTGCACCTGCAATGCGCTCCCGCACCAATGCGATGGCCTCGCCGCTTGGTAGGCCTATTGCATGCGATATGTCATGGTAATCAGTGGAGCCCGTGGAAGCGTCTACAATATCCCAATACGACAAAACATTTGCACCATCACGCCCATAATACAATGTATCTGCGCCATGTTTCCAAACAAATTTTGATTTGCCTACATGCCCGGCTTTTTGGCTGTATATGTTGATATTGCCATCCTGTACCATATCGCCCGTGCTTTGGATTACCAAATCGTAATCCCCTTGGGCCTGTGCTACGCCCGCCCGTGGTCCGCTTTGGCTATATGTACTCTCACCGCTCCACAGATGCGCAGTGCTAAAAGGCCATGGCAATAAAAAACCCCTAATATCCTGTGGTGTTCTGTCGCTTCCCATTAATATGCCCCACTGCCACGGCGTTTGCTACCCATTTGCCGCCGTGCTGATTTGTTGTATTTGTCGAAGTGTTTAAACGTGTTTAAAACAATAACCTCGGACCCAGGCATGCTGCCTTGTTGCATGCTACGGATGCCCTGCTCGCCGCCTAAGCTCTGTACTGTTCGCCTATCAATTACGGCTTCGCCTGTGAGTACTCTTATAGCCCGTTCATCTGGTGCCATTGGTTGCCCCATGTGCGCAGACGCTGAGGGCGGTTGCTGTGACATAACCACAGCCGTTTGTGCTCCTGCACTTGCGGCAATCGTGCCCGCCAAAATCGGGCCCAATACAGGCCCATAGGTTGCAAGCGCATTGACAGCACCGCCGGCGGCGTCCATCGCAATTTTAGCCACTGCGAATGCTTGTTGCATTCTGAAAAGCTTATCTTGAAATGCAATTTGTTCATCGTTGCTTTTTGCCAAAGCCTCGCCCGCAGAAGTAGCAAAATTTTGCAGATTGCCAATTAGCCCGCCAATCCCTTGCAAACGTATTTGGTTTATTCTTTCCTCTTCAGCTGCTATTTTTGCCATATTGGATAACGTCAATTGCTGGCGTTGCTCCTCAAGTAGGCCGATCTCATTTTGCAATTCTGCATTTGTCTCGTGCGCCTTGACTACTTCCTGTAATGAATTAGCATTTTCTAAATTTTTATTTTGCTGTTTTTGAATTTGAAATATTTGATTTTTTAGCTCTATGTTTTGTATTTGGTGCTCTTTGGTTATTTTTTCCTGAAATGTTACCAAATCAAACGATCTGGATAATTCATCGTCTAACATTTTTACTCTTATCTTTGCCTGATTCAGCATAGAGTTTTTTGCGTCCTCTTCCAATGCTGCCATTTTTTCCAAATGTGCCAAATTACGGGCTATAATTTCTCCTTGCTTATCTTTAACATCATTGGTTTGTTGACTTTGCCACCAAAGCTTCTCCTCAAGGTTTAATTTTTCTGCAATAATTGCCTGTTGTATTTTTTCGTTTTCTGTGCGTTCTTTTGTAAAGTCGTTTATCTCCCTGTTTGCAACCGCCTCCATGCCTGCACGCTTTGCAACCAAAAACATTTGTGTTTCTAATTGCTTGTTAAGGCTCGGATATAACTTATTAATCATTGTCCGTATTTGTGCATCTGTCTCTCCCAACAAGCCAGATATTGCACCATATTTGCGTACTTCCTCAGTTGTGAACGTACTAACTGGCAAGCCAAGGCTATTTGCGGCATTGTACAAATTCATAACAGCGTCATTGGCCAAATCTGTTTCGTTTGTCAACTGTTGCATGAGTGCTTTTTCGCGCTCGTCAAAATTCTTTTGTATGTCTGCAAATGCCTCGTCTGTTTTGGCTTCTTTGATTAATTGTCTAAACTCTTTGGCACCTATTTGTCCAAGCTCAAATTGTAACTCTATGACTTTTTGCTCTGCGGATGCCTCAAAATCGTCTATTGCAGTTTGTGTGGCCTCTACACTGGCTTTAAACTCTTCATTTTTTTGTATTGATTTCTCTAATTCATCTCGGAATTTATTGTATTTTTTGTTCAAAGTCTCCAATGATTTGGCTTGTTTTTGTGCCGCCTCGTCTGTCTCGCCCATGGTAAAAATCATTGCCGCCGCCGCACCTGCGAGCAATGTTAATCCGCCTGTAGCAACCGCTGTGCTGGCACCCAATCCAATTACCGCCGTGCGCATGGAGGCAAACAATGGCAACAACGCCCCGCCCGTAACTGCGATAACACCAATTTTGTTGACAAACTCACCCATTGGGCTTTCTGTATCCCCAAAGATTACCGCCAAATCAGTTAAGCCTCGGCCTATCTCGCTGGCATTGCGTTTTAACCGTTTAAATTCCTTTCCTGCACGCTTTGCAGACATTGACATCTGGTTCATGCTTTTACTGTTTGTCGCAGCTGCTTTTTTGCTGGCTTTCTCTGTGTCCTTTAATGCTTTGCTTATCTCTTTTGTGAGTTTTTGGGCCTCTTCTTTGGATGCGCCCGGGAGTTTTTCAATTTCCTTTAAAAGGTCGCTTATATCCGCAGTATACGATATTTGTACGGTCTGGTTTATATCTGCCATGTTAATCGCCGCCTTGCAATTTTGCCAATTGCTCTACTACCTGATTATTAATATCTTCGGCTTTGTCAAGTATCGGCTTGCGTACAAGCTCCGTCCAAAGATGCTGGCCACGTGTTAGGCTGCTATCTTGACCCAATGCAACGATACTGTTGTATCCTCGTTTTATCATGTACGCATAAGGCGCATTATTGCGTATAATCCCTTGGATGCCAAGGTTGCCAGATGATGAGACTATTTTTGTCTCCAATTCAAACTTGCCTTTGCTATCTTGCCCTATTTTGCTTAGAAAGGTTCCATTTTTGTTTGTATAGCTACGCACCAGCCAATTATCCTGTGCGTTTTGCATAATTGCGCCAAGCTCTTTTTGTATGATTTGCTCTACTTCGGGAGCCAAATTATTGAGGACCAATTTAACCATTTTCTCCAAATCATCGGATATTGTGACTGTGCCTTTATCTTGTTTTATTTTGGCTGGCATGCTTGGCCCTCTGCTTGTGTATGCGTTTTGTTATCTCCTGATTATTATACATTTTTTTGCGCTTGTCGTACTGCTCTTGTGTCTCGTTGTGCAACCTGTATTCGGCAACCAATTTGATTTTGGTATCTGGAGGCAATGTAGCAAACCAATTTGGATGCTGTCCCCAATGTTTGGATATACGCAAAGCCAATAAATCTAAGTAGCCTCCTCGGCCAAAGGAGTAAAATTTGCTTGCTCTTTTACCTCCCGTTCTGTTGGGATTTGTTTGGCCATATCTGCCAAGCATTTGGCACCCTGCGCATATATTGTTGTAGGCAATACATTTTCCTGCAATAGCCTATCCAAACAAATATGCCCATACTCTAATGGCTTGTGCGTGAAGGGGCGATATTTTGGCAAGCGTGCGGATTTGTCAATATACACGCCTATCGCCCCGGCACACAAACGAGCAATAACACTGCTGTCATTTTCTCCTGCCCATAGGCTTGTAAATTCAAAAGCTACCGCCAAGCTATCTGGCTTTGCTGTGTCAATTTGGCCCATTGGGCCCAAATCCAAAATCATTGTCTATCTCCTGTTTTTGGTTGTGTTATGCACCTTTGGTGTATGTAACGCCGCCGTATGCGGTAAAGTTGACAGTATATGTACCCGGATCGCCCTCTGATAGGGAAAAGGTGCACACTGCTTTTGATAATGTCATCTTTGGATCTGTTACTGTGTTGCCATCAATTGAACCGTCAACCCCAAACTCTATATCAATGCTGTAAAACTCCACAAACGGCACACCCGCCGCACCTGTGGACGTGTTACCGCTGTAAAAGTTTTCTTTGTTGATAAAATCTCTCACGGATCCGGCTTCGTCATCGGTAAAATCTCTAAAGTAAAAAGAGAATGAACCTGTAATTGGCTGTTCATCGCCTTTGCGCACTGTGCAAATTGTCGATCTGTCTCTGATTACTGTTTGGTCGTCCTTGGGCACGTCTACCGAGAAATTGCCCTCTTCATAGGCCACCACCAAGGTAACTGCGCCGCCGTCTTTTAGCGTGATAGTCCCATCACGCCGCACTTTTGGAATTGTTGAGTAAGCCATTTTTTACGCTCCTGGTATCGTGTGCAATACCGAAAAAGTTAATTCATGTATTATGTATTCTAAACTGTTTGGGATGCTGTGTCTTGCATTGGTAAATTTGGGGACCAATCCCACCGATAAGCTTTGGTATGATGCCAACACTTTTTGTATGACGTCCTCTACCGCATCAAAACTTGCATCGTAATCTATCGGATATGTGTCGTGTGGTCGCAATCGATATGCAAATTTGACAATAACTGTGCTTTGTACATATACGCCTATGGTAAGACGTTGGCGTTCTGGCACGTTCACAACCTGATTAATCTCTACGCCAAACGCTTTGTGTGCAATTGTGTCCGTAATACGGCCCAAATACTCGGGCGGTAATTTGGGCTGGTGAAAACCGGATAACGTTGCAATCTGTGCCGCTATTTTTTGCCGTACTGTGGAGATTTTGATAGTCACGATCTGAACCGCCTGTAACCTCGGCCCCATGTGCCCGGGCGATTCAAAAATATCGTAGGTTGCCCACGTGTGCGGGTATCTGGATCATCTGGCACGTTGTCGTGGTTTTGGTCATAAATCCAGTTTATAGCCGAAAACTCCGCATGGAAGGCTTGGTTATGCTCGTTTGCCAAATCAAGGTAGCGTCCGCCACTTTGGCCGAGCGAAGAATGGAAGTCACGAAAAATCAAATACAGGCTCAAATGCCTGTGTGACTCATATAATGCGCTCGGTGAGGTTATGAGATATTCAAAACCATCTCCCTGCCCTCTGATTTTGCGTAGTATTGTATACCAAGCATCATCAATGTAACTTTGGTACGATGTCAGATTCGATGGTCTGCTATCATCCAAATTACTATAAACAGCTGTCAGATCTGCGTCACTGATGACAGGAAATAGTTTTTGCAATACCAAACTAACCATACGCCTAAAAGTGTACACTTCGCCCGATATTGTAATACTCCATAACTGCATATAACCTTCGCCCAATACCAATGTATCTGGCAATTGTGGTGCTGTATGGGTATAGCTACATGTGCCATTGCCATCGATGGCAACAACGCCACCATTGACTACATTTTGCCCGTTTGGTTTTTGCAATGTATATGTGCCACTGGCTGGCACAACCTGCGCACCGTCACGATATATTTTTATCGTAGTGGTCTGTGCCTTTGCTCGTTGCAAAAGCTCAAACATGCGGATATTGGCACTGTATGGAGTATCTGACATCTATTACGCCTTAATAAATACTTGCCAAGCAGTATCGCAAACGACCAATGCGGCTTCGCCTGCCGCTAAGCTAACAACGCCAGATGCCGCCGGATTATTGACAGATATTGCAGCATTTGAGCCTGCTTGGTTACGTATCCAAAAAAAGGCCCCGTCTTCCTCGGCTGGCAATGTACAATTCAAGGATCCGCCTGTGCTATTGGTCAATGCTTGAAATTGGCTATCTGAATATACCAATGTTTTGTTTGTGGTTATTGTCTCTGTATTAATGCCGCCCGGATTTTGTTTGCGACGTGGAATTCTAAAAGCTGTTTGATTTGTATATGATGCCATTTTTAGCCTCGTTTGCGTTTGTTATCCGCTCGTGTCAGATGTTTAGATACTATTTTTTTTGCCTCTGTCTGTGACAAAGACTTGCCATTTTTTTGCGCTTCTTTGCGTAGCCTGTATGCAGTACGCTCCAAAGCGTCATAATCTGTTTTATTGCTCATAATTTAACACACTGTCAGCCAATGATATTGCCTGTTTGAGATCTGCCAATTGTAGTTGCAAAGACTCCTGCTTTTTTGCTACATGTGGCAAATGCAAATCACGAAGATTGTTTATTTTGTCTTGTAATTCTATCTCTTTGATTTGCAAAATATGAGGATGTGGCAAAGGCACTTGCTTATTTGCAATAAGATTACGGCGCCAATTGTTAAAATCTTCCCGATTAAAACGCTCAATTACACGATTTGCAAGCTTGCGTATCTCCATGAAACGCACTTGATAGTATTTGCCACCAATTGCATTGTGTATATTGAGATAGTTAAAATCCCGAGGATGTAGCACTTGCCACCCTTCACGGCTTAACAGGCCGTTAAGCATTGTAAGGTCGCCACCATCACGGACGCCATTGACGCCGGGCATGTGTGGTATTTTCGTTAGATCTGGCAATAACAATGCTGTGCGTTTGGCTTTTGATTTGCCCTTGGGAGGCTCCTCAAAAACAACAACTTCCCAATTAAACGCATAGTGTGCAAAAAACCATGGTTTATTGGCTCTTTTTTGCAAAAAATGCCTGTTTGGTCTATCGGCCCAAGGTTGTGCAAAATCGTTGTAATCGTTCATCTGTTGCATACTGTTATCTCCTGTTGTATACTAAAATTAAGGTGTGCAAGGGGTATACCATAGCACAGGAGATAAAAAGGCTATTTTTACCCCCTGCACACAAATCGCCTTACAATTACGTAGTGCTGCGGATAATAACGCCTTTGGCATCAATAAGCTTGCTTATGCCCAAATACGCATGCCCAAGTACTGATGTAGTCGCTTTTAATCCATCACGAATAAACTCGACTGTGACAGGCCCGGCTTGCAATTGTGCATCTGCGCCAAGGATAGACCCGACTGAACCGTCAGCATATCCAAGACCACCCGCAGCCCACATAATATTGTCATATCCACCGCTACCATTGTCAGCAATGTGGCTGGTTTTGTAAATGTCTACGCCAAACAAACTGCCAACAAATCCCTGTGGCTTTGCTCGCAACATCTCGGCCACCGGTTGCATCATAGAGATGGAATTTGCCGACTCATTACGCAAATCCGTTTGCAATTCTGTGAGGGCTTTGCTCGCCATCACCATTACAAAAGGACCGTTGTTTCCTCGCTCGCTGTCAGCTCGCTCGAGTTGGTATATCCCGTCGAAAAAATCATCGGTCGAAAACTGCGACGCATTAGAGCCTTTTGTGCTTGTGAAGCTTCCTGCGGTTACTGTGAGCTCCATGAAGCGAGCGTCATAAGCTGCCGCCATGGAATTGGCTACGGTGATTGGGTCGACATCTTGCCCAAATTGGGAGATGTTAGCCAAATCGGTAATGTCATAGCGCAATTCTTGTCTGCTTGCTGTAATGTCTGCATGCTCTACGTCAAGGGCAACCGCCGCCGCTGTGCCGCCCTCTGCTATGGAATTCATCGCTGTACGGCCCAAGCCTGCGAGTTTAAATCTAATTGTATTTGAGCCCATGCCATTAATACTGCCACAGTATTTTACAAATGGAGTATTGCGCAAAGATGCGCTATCACGGAGTAAAAGACCCAATTCCAAAGAAATCATTTGGGCCAAACGTAATTCGCCAGATAAATTGGCAAAACTAATTGGTGTTACAGAAGGCATTTTTATATCCTCGTTTGCTGTTGGTTATTTTGCTGTATTGCCCTTTTCAGCTTTTACCGTTGCGAACGTAGGCACCTGTATTATATTTGTCTATACCATACTAAAAACAAATCCGCAATGATAGAATTAAAATCGTCTTTTAAAAATAACACTGTTGTGTATACCCCCAAACGCAAAAAATGCAAAATATCGGCATTGTGGGCCGCCAGATTAAATGATTCAGACGTTATTGTGCAACAACAAAAGCCAAAGCAAATCAAAATGTTTTTGTTGCGCAAAAAAAAGAACTAATTACAATACATTTGCTCCATAGAGCAATAACCAAAACTTTTAACTATACATTTGAGTTTTGGGTTAGTGAAGGAAGAAATATAAGAAAAGCTAACGAGGGCACAAATTGCGCCCTCGTTTTTGTTTTGTCGGCTATAGATTAATGTAAATAATCAACAATGATGCGCGAACCACTGGACGCTGCGCCAAATGTGATGGCAGTGACGCCGCCTGTTCCATCGTTGGCTACTGTGTATTGGTCGGGCCCACTTGGAGAGCTTGCAACCAATTCCATGCGCAAACCATTGCGATACACTTTTACGCCCGGATGAAATGCCGCAGCGACAGTTTGCCCCAAATCGTATTTGGTTGCGCTTGTTGCATTAAATGCCTCGCTGTTTGGTCGCCAAGACTGCTTGCCCAATGACAAAGCATTATCGGCAACCTTTGCGCCTGTGACGGCCAAGTTGTTTAGTTTGGCAGTCTCAACACAAGACGATGCAAGCTCGGCCGCTGTGATACTGGCATTGGTGATTTGTGTTGCACCAATTGACCCGTCGGCCACTTTTACACCTGAGGCAGATACAGAAATTGTGGAACCATCCGCAGAGACGGCCAAAGCTCCCGAACTACCGAGGGAAATGGCACCACCACCGGAAAGGCCATTGCCTGCGGTTACTGACAGACTGGACGATGCCAATTTGCCGTTTGTTACGGCACTGTCGGCAATCATGCCAGTTTGTACGGCCAATGCCTGAATAGCTGTTACACCACTGTTGGAAATGGCAATATCCCCAGATACAGACACAGAGGCAGGACGGTTGCTGGCATTGCCCACAAGGATTTGCGCCGATGATAGGTTGCTGAGTTTGTCCAGAATTACCGAACCGTCAGCAATTGCCGCTGAAACTACCGCAGCGTCGGCAATGTGTGCGGATTGTACACCGTCGTCGGCAATCTTAATTCCAGATCCCGAGGCGACCAGGGAAGAGCCATCAATTTGCACTGATAATGTTGACGAGCCACCCAAGGCAACGCCACCACCGCCCTGAAGTCCCGAGCCTGACGAGATTGTGACTTGGCTATTTTGCAGTTTTGCGTTGGTTACGGTCCCATTGCCAATCTCATTGGTGCCAATTCCGTTTGCTTTTACTCTGAGGTTGTCAGAGTTAATCTCAATACTTGCATCGTCTACATTAACAGATAATGTATTGGATGCCAAAGCAAGCCCGGCACCTGCTTGGCGTCCGCCTTGCGTAGCACTAAAAAGGGCCCATGTTTGGCCCGCAAAGCCACTTGCTAATTCCGCCGTTTGGGTGTACCCCTCATTTGCCGACGTACCTTCGCGGATGAAGACAGCTGCGCCGTTTAATTCTTGGAAAGTATCGGCATCCGATGTACGTGACATTGCCGATCCGCTTCCGTTATAGTCCCAAAGCCCGTCCTCGCTGGCGGTTGTTTGGTTGCTGAGAAGCACTCTTTGGCCTGCCGACATTGTGATGCCGTCAATGGTAGCCGGGGCGGATGATACGTCGACATTGCTTGGAGACTTGACACGGACCGAATCTTTCCAATGCATGCCCTGTATAAGCCCGTCAACATAGGATTTGCGGCAAAGGTCATTGGCCTGTGTCGGGTCTGCGTTTGTTTGGGGTAATGCCGTAAATGCCCACACAGCCGATAAATCAGCCTTGGCGGGACTTACAACATTAGCACCTAATTTATCAGTAGTGATAATACTATCAATAATCTGATTTGATACTAATTGTATAGCCATTTTTTCCTCAAGAGATGTATGTATGTTTGCGTTATAGTGGTATGTACTCCACTACCAAATAATCTCCTGTTTCTGGTATAAAATTAGTTAAAATCTGTGTGCTGTTTAGTTCGCTAAACGTTACTCCGACGATCTGCCTAACGCCGTTCCAATAAACCCGAATTGTGCCTGCCTCGTATGGCGTGCTGATGCCAAATGTTTGCCTACTACCATCAATTTGGTTTGTTATGTTTTCTTTGTCCATACGCAATTTGGGGGCCGTGGTAAAAGTGAAAACCATTATTTATTGACCAATTCAATGTTGACGGGTATTGTGCTGGTGCTTGCTGCGATGTATATCTTTTTAGCACGTGCCGGGCCCCTTGACAATAGGATTTTTTTTGCTTGCTTTGCTGGTATCACAAATTGATAATCATTATCCCACGTTTGCCCGTCAGTTTGGTTGTTTTGTCCAATGTACAAATCATTGGCACTATGCCAATTCTCTATCTCGATTTGATCGCAGCCATCGGGTAATTCTACTTCATTTGCAACACTGTTGCAAATAAAACTATGATAGTGCGGGTATACCGACACACCGGACAAATCTATTGCCATAATTACACGTCCCTAAGTGATTTTCTTTGGCCCCGCCAGGCATCCAATACTTTGTCACGATTTGCTTTGTAAAAATCCGGGTCCATCATTGCCCTGGTTATCACGTCTTGGCCCTCTGGTATATTAGGGCGAGCATTGGCATTGACGTTTGGATATTTGGTTTGTGGCGTCTGTGGCGTCTGTAGTTGTGCCGTTTGTGGCGTTTGCGTTTGTGCTTGTTCTGTTTGTGCGGGTGGTTGCAATGCTTGTAAATGTGGGCGCAAAATGGCAGGTGCTGTTTGTGGGTTGCTTTTGTGTATGTCTATCCAATCCTCAAGGGGTATTCTATCGCTCTTTTTTAGGCTCGACATTTCTCTATCATATGCCCATTCTACTGCGTCCACAATATCCGATGATAGGCCGTGTTTTGCAATCGTTGTGTGTCTGTGATATTTGCGCTCGGATTTGCTTAATTTTTCTTTTAGCTCGGTTAATTGCTGTGATAGCATATCTACTGTGCCCAAACTGTTTTTTTGCGCATCCAATTGACTTGTTAGGCTATTGATTTGTGCCTCTGCCTCATTTGCACGTTTTGCAACTTTGGCAATTCGCTCTTTTATAATTTGTTCCATCTGGCTTTGTGTATACATTTTTTGGCTTTGTGGTGTTTGTTCGTCACTCATTGTTTTATCTCCTGTCTGTTTATATAAATTCTGCACGTTCTCTGCGTATGCGCATTAATTCTGCTTTTGCCCCGTCCACGTCAAGATCTGGGTTTAACATCTGTATTGCGTCCACTGGACTAATTAAATTGGCTGCAAGTTTTTGTATAACATCCTCTCTCTGTGCCTTCATCTCTTCGGGTGATAGTGGTATCTGTGGATATACAACACGATA